TTAAAATACCAAAAACGAAAATCTCAAAAACTTACTGGGAAAAAAATTGACAGATCGACCTTCTTCGGTTTTAGCCTCGAAAGAAAAACCCCCTCCGAAGAGGGGGCAAAATAAATAAAATATTTTTTAGTTATTAATTAGGTTAACCAGCGACAGTCCAGTCACCAGCATCATTAACTAGTGCTGTCGTAAACCACGTAGTGCCATCACACGATAGCAAAACACGGTCACCCATCTTTATCGTTGCATCGGCAGTTAGCGTATCGGCTGCATTGATGACAACGCCTGTGCCTGTGCGACCGATAACAACCCCGTCAAGGGTGTCTGTATCGCTCGGGGTAATGACCCATGCGCCCGATCCCGCATCGCCATCAGCGCCGGCACAGATTTCAAAAGTTAGCCCAGCAGCGACAGAAGGCAGTGTAAGTACCCTTGAAGCCGTTGCTTGAGCTAAGATCACCAGCGCACCTGAATCTGCCGCGGTCAGCGTCTTAGCTGCATCGCTTGTAGTAACAACTTTTTGATAGCGTGTCTGAAGTTGATTTTGATTTTTATTGATCAAGCTTCGAATTCGAGCGTGACCTATTCTTTTTGTTCCCATAATTTAAAACCCTCCATTTATGTGTTTATAATTTAGGCGAGACAAAAGATATACTCCTGCCTCACACATAACTAGTTTTCTCCATAAAGAAGACCCCCTCCCTTTTCGGGGAGGGGGCTTTCTGTGTCACGTTTAGCCGTGCTTTTTACCTAATATATATCAAATGTTTATATATTAAGATGTAGCGCCAGCCTCACCCAAGAGTCCTCTGACGACAACAACGCCGTACATATCAGGACGTACCATCTTCTTCGCATAACGAGTCATGACTCCCTTACGGGGCACGAAGTCTTCCGGTCCGAAGATTGTAGGTGTGGTCTGCAGTGGCACGTATGGTGCGTACACATATCCGCTTTCGAGGAAAGAAGAACCGCGACGACCAACAAGGATTACGTTACGGAGGAAGTAGGGATCAACGATAACGTCGAACTTCTTACTCAGTGAACCAACCTTGACGGCACCAACGGAACCAGCCTCGTCATCAGCAGTAACTGATGCGCGGAAACCAGCGGTAAACTCAAGGACGTTGGCAACTTCAGGTCCGCAGACGATGAAGTTAGCTCCGCCTCGTAGAGTCTTACGATGGATTTGTGCAGAAACGTCGTTGATTGTCTCAACGAGAGTCTCATACCATTCGCTAACCGTACCGGTGAAGTCGGGAGCCGCAGAGGACGCACCGATTTCAGTACCATTAGTTCTGTGAAGGAACATACCAGGCGAACGAGACCAGTAGTAGGTACCGGCAGTTGAACCGTTAACAAGATCCGCAAGGATCTCACGGTCAATCTCAAGAGCAATTTGCTCAGAGAGAATACCAGTTAACTCGACCTCGGCATCCAGGTTGTGATAGGCATTAAGATCCTGTCCCAACTCCGGCGTCCACTTGGCCTTGAGCTTCTTGGTCTGCGCGGTAACAGCAATGCTGTCCACCTTGATGTCGATCTCAGGGATCAACTCACTTCCCTCAAGTCCCCATTCGGTTTGACCGACAACAGAACCAGCGGCACCGCCGGCGGCAATATCATCGTTCTGTGGGAAACTCAGGGAAAGGCTACCAGTACTGACTGCTACGGATGTAACATCCACAGACGTAACCCAGCGCATCTTCAACTCACCGTTCGTACGGTTGCTACCGGTTGTAACGGTTGTCAAACGACGAACAAGTTGCGTATCAGCAGCGGTATGAGTGGTACTGGTGAAGTCATTCAGAGATGTAACCGACGCAGAGATTGCACCCAAGTTAAGGTAGTCAATCTGTGAGCCATCGCCAAGACTGTTAATACGAGTCTTTGGCATCTCGATCTCAAGCACATAACGACTTGCACCACTAAGAGCCATAACATCGGGATCATAATTGATATTTTTGGCGCCCGTAGTAGAAGCGCTTGCTCCATCACCGATCAACCAACCAGATGCAGTAATAGCACTTGAGGTTAGGGCGATTGAACCAGACGGAGAACCATAGGCATAGCCTCTGGCGCCCACTGTGCGCGGACCAGAAAGATCCTCGCGAAAGGTTCCTACTAAGTTCACACCACCGGTGACTTCCTTGCCGACCCTGTCGGTACCGTAAATTGACTTATCTGCGTCGTTACCGAAACGTGAGCTAATCGAAGTCGATGAACCAATGTTCGGTGAATACACAAAGTCAAGGAAAAAGATGAGACCTGAAGGTAGGCTCATCGGCTGTACACTAACGAGATCGTTAGCGATTAAGCCTGCGAAAACACGACGGACAATGGGGAATGCGACGGCCGCGAAGCCCTCAACATCACCACTAGCCATAGCGGAATTTTCGCGTAGTAATTCTTTTGCTTGATTTTCAAGCAAGCGAGCCATAGACTGCTTATGACGATCTGTATTTAGACCTTCAAGTAAGCCTGTCCTCTCCCACTTTGAGAGAAGAGCGTGTCCTTCGGCGCGCATATCTCGATTGACCATACCTTCGGTCAATCTTTCTATAATGCTAGACATTTTAAAATCACCTCCTTATAATGATTGTTTGCTTTATTATTATTTTATTCCAGCTAATCTTTTCATGCGATCCTGGAAGGGATCAGATGAAGGCGACTCTTGACGAGTAGCCCTTAATACAGTAGCCCGACGACCAATTGCCTCGCTCAGTGATTGTGGGCTTTTCTTTGTTGGAGCAGCCTCCACTGTGCTTTGAAGCGTTTCGTAGATCGTTCTTGCTTCTGTTACTGAACCGGCGCTGGAAATAGCTTCGACAATTCTTTCTTTTTGTCGCTCATTCAGGGAGGTATTTCTCAATACACGGTTCGTATAGAGCAAGCGAGCGTTGGAGAGATTTACATCTTGCAAATTCTCTTTTAGCTCTTTAAATGCTTGCTCATATTGATTGTTTTGCTCGTTGAGTTGTTTATTCTCAAAAACTAACTCTTCTTGAGCTTTCTTCAAAACTTCTAAATCTTCTGCCACATCTGTACTTCTACGATGTGCTAATTCTTTTTCGATGGCGTACTTCATATCTGCCGATGAGCGTCCTGCCCAACCGGTCAGATCGGCGCCCATATCGACTGTAAGCTTTTCCATAATGGAGTCAACTAAGGAGTCCATGTCAAGATCTTCGAGCGCGAGGGCCTCTTCGGCATCGACGGCGGCGGCTTCTTCTTGCGCTGGTGCGTCCACCGTGGCTGCAATTCCTTCAGCCTCTTCCAATTCCTCTTCTTCCTCTGCGAGAAGGGCGCTTAAAAAATTTTCGTCCAAATCGACTTCTTCTTGCCCTTCCGCCTCAGACATTAAGCCTGAAATTGACTCTTGTAGCGCGCCTAAATCAATATCAAGCTCCACTTCTTCGCCACTCTTGGAAAAGTTCTTTAAATTCTTACCTTGGAGACCTCCGAAGTCATTGGTGGCGGCAAGAGGAATCTCTTCCTCTGAAATCTCTTCAGCTTCAGGGCCTTCTTCTGCTGAGGTGCCTTCGGCCGGGGGAACATCTGCTCCTGCAGCTGGGTCTTCTTCTGCGCCGCCTGCAGCTAACGGATCAAATCCGAGGTCTTCTTCTTGTTCAAGAAGCTGGTCGAGCGTTTCTCTAACTTCGTCAGAGTACTTCTCGATAACTCTGGTTTCAGCATTCTTTAGTGCTGCTTCGCGCAAGGCTTTTGCGTCTACAATAGCTTCATTGAGCAAATTGGACATAAATCATCTCCTAAACTGATAGTAGTTCAAAAATAAATAGTATTATTTAAGCGTAAAGTACATTATTCACTTCGTTTATTTAATAATCCAAAAAAAAGAAGATATCCCTCTTTTGAGGGGCACCTATAAAGAATAATTGAATAGAAATTCGAATTATACAATACCCCAGACTTTCTCAGCAAGATAAATAAAGGTAATTGATCCGTAGGGAGACTGAAGAACAACCGAAGTTTGGCCATCAATCCTATCGACGGCGGAGCCACCAGAACCACTTCTACTGATAGTGATTCCTTGGCCGGCAGCCAGCGGACCAGTATCCTTAACGGTGATAGTATCACCAACGCTACTAGCGGAACCAGTCGGAAGAGTGGCACTGCAGCCCTCAGCACCAGTAAAGTAGTTATAGCCCACCGAAAGCACTTCCGTCGAGGTTGCGCTCGCGGTCACGCCCAAGGTCACCGCATTGCTGGTTGCAACCAATTGGTTGTTTGTGACTGAAAGACCAGCACCAGCAATATCAGTACAGAAAGAACCAACGTTTACGTTTTTAACCGTACCGTCGCGACCATCATTGAAGAAAAGGCCGTCGTTAGCGACAACCAAAGCGGTGTCGGCTGTGATACCAGAAAACTGAACTGTTCCAGCAAGCAGGGTGTTACCCGTAGATGCGATGGTTGCCTTACCATTGTTGATATCAAGGGTTGCGCCCTTAACAGCAGCGGAACTAGAGATGTCTCCTACCGCAACCACAACGCCGCTGGAGGGTGCAAGAATAATATCGGCACCCGAAGCGACGGTTAAATCAGTACCATCGCTGACAACGTATTCGCCTCCATCTGCAAACCGAATTTTCTTACTGGTATTCATCAGAAGTGTGCCGGCGGAACCATCAAATCTACCGATTTCTTGTGCGCTATTACCGTGAAAAATAATATCACCATCGTGATTTGAAGAACTCATAATACTATCACTACTACTTTGAATAACGTTAAGATTTGTGGCCAAGGTTGCCGTCCCAGAAACGCTAAGTGTGCTTCCAAGTGTGGTTGCTCCTGCAATCTCTAAAGTGCTGGAGCCTGATATTGCGCCGGCTGAACTCACGGTCATGACACCATTGTTGACATCAAGGGTTGCGCCCTTAACAGCAGCGGAACTAGAGATGTCTCCTACCGCAACCACAGCGCCGGCTGAACTCACGGTCATCTGGCCATTGTTGACATCAAGGGATGCTCCCTTGACGGCAGCGGAAGACGAAACGTTTCCTAGCGCATACAGTGCGCCGGCTGAACTCACGGTCATGACACCATTGTTGACATCAAGGGATGCGCCCTTAAGAGCAGCTGAAGACGAAATAATACCTGTTGAGGTAATCGTAGTGCCGGCAAGGAAAGAAGATCCCGAAATCACACCGCCGGCTGTAATGGTATCATCGATATCAAGACTGTCGGCCGAAACGGCCGCGGACGAAGAAATAGCGCCAGCTGCAACCACTGCGCCAGCCGCATCAACGGTAAGAGCGCCACCACTAATATCAAGAGTTAAGAACCGGCCGGCTCCTGAACCGGAAATCGAGCCAAGAGCCTCAATCGTGTCTTCCGTAATTAGAGACATATCGCCGACCAAGGCGCCTGTTACAAATTTATATGACATATTTTAAAACCCTCCATTTTATAGTTATTATGTTTGTCTATATGGGCGAACAGCTAAAATATACCAAGCTATCCATTCATAATTAGTTTAACGCCTATAGGTAACATCCTAGTATATAAAATATTTATTGGAGCCGTTGCAATAAAGGGACACGGCGGCATAATTAGACTGCAAAACTACTGTATTTTGGCCATCGATTGTATCAGCTCCAGAGCCCGAAATTGTGATATTGTTGGTTTGTGCGTGACCATGTTCATCCTTAAACACAAACGTCTGGCCGTCTGTACACGTGCTAGCTGCAGCGAGCGTAAGCTTGATACCACCAGAACCAGATCCCACGCCAACATAATAATCAGAATTGCTTACTGCATAATTTGCTGTGGTGATCACCCTTTTGTGGACGAGACCACCACTTAAATATGTTGTGCCGCTAACCTCTAACTGCTGGCCCGGAGATGTCGTTCCGATGCCGACGTTGCCGCCTTTTCTAACTATTAAACCAACACCGCCGTCGACGGCATCACCATAATTTCCTATTCCAACAAAACTATTAGCTGTTGTTGAATTGTAATGATATTCAAGAAATGCGCTCTCTCCGGCTGATAATGCGCGGCCAAACCCAATAGAATAATAATTTCCGCTTGCTAAGCCTGGTCGAAGGAATCTTATTATATCATCGCCACTTGCCGTTTCTGCGTCGGAAACGTGTAATAAACTTGCTGGGCTATCCGTTCCGATGCCGACATTCCCACTAGAACTAGCATGCAGGGCGACGGTGCTACCGTTATAGTTTACAACCGTAAGGCTACCAGTGCGGATGTGTCTGTCATCATCTGTATTTCCAAAGTAAGTTGATCCGGTGGAATCAATCTCTGTTACGTTCTCAACGTGATAATGACTGGCTGAGACTGTGCCAGAAACAACAAGAGTCCCCGTAAGGACTAAAGTATTTGCGGAGTAACCCCCATAGGCACCCGTGTAATACGTAAAGTTTAACGTGCCGGAAGTATTTCCCGCTCCTGTTAAAAATTGTACGGTACGATTTTCTCCGTAGGCGGATCCCGTCGTCTCTGTGCGATCTATATATGCCCAGCCAAAGTCTGCCATGGTTTAGCGGACTCCTGCTGAACCTGACCAACTCTTACCATAGTCTGTATCTGTTTGGCTAGCCGGAATTGATGTTAGGCCAGCAATGACATCTACGCTATCAGATCCCGTAAGATACAGCTCACTAACTTTAAGATAAAGAGGTCCGACTTGGTGAAGCGCGGGGTCTGTTCCGGACTTGTCTGGGACCTTGAAATAATTGTTCTTATCCTTAAGACCTCTTGCCGAGAAGCCGACGTCGCACGCAACATTGCTGCCGTGATTGATGATCATTATCCATTGTGTCACTGACGGGAACTGTATTTTGTAGGATTCTCCGCCCATACCATCTTTGCAGTTAATTCCGCCCGTTACAAACGGCTCACCACTAACTTGATATGCGGCGACCGAGTGTAGGCCGGGCCTTAAATTTCTATAATCAGCCATAGTATTAGTATTCTCCTATTTTGAAACTATTCAATATAAATAGTCATCTTTTTTTTCTATTTCTTCTTTCTTGTGCTTTAAGTCGTTTTCGTTCTTCTCGTTTCCTTAGTTGTTTGGCTCGATTTCTTTTTTCTTTTTTAGCTACTGACGGCTTTTTGTGATAACGGCGGTTTTTAACTTCCTCCACGATCTTCTCTTTTTTGGTTTTTTTAATAAATCTTCGAATCATTCTCTCATGATTGTTTTTACATTCTTTTGAAGTAACTTTAACATTTCCGCGTTTTTTTGTCATATAAGTGCCTACTTCATGGCATCCCACATTCTGGACGCCCCTCCCACTAATGAACTAATATCTACACCAGCATCGCCAGGGCTACCCAAATCAACACCACCTGCTTTCGGGGTCGATTGGGCCGGTGCGGCTTCGGTTCCCTCAAAAAGATTAACGCCATTATAGGCGTCGGCACCAATTGCAGCCATCAGCTTGCTGCGCTGAGCGCGCTTTCGCTCTTGAGACTCTCTAATCTTAGCTGTCGGTTCTGAAGAGCTATCCGGCTTAGACACCGGTGGCGCACTTTCGGAAATCAAATTCCCCTGCAATCCTACAGCTACCTCAGAAACAATATTTGACAAAAGACCTTCTTCAAGAAGAACTTCGTGGATGCATTCTTTTACTAAAGGCTTGATAAGCTGCTTTAAATCTGCTTTTTTCACTTATCACCCCTTAATAATTCCTGCCAACCTCTTCCATGAGTCGAACCTTTCGTTCACCATCTTATCATTCGCGCTGTTCTTGGCATTCTCTTCCATGCCAGAGCGGCCGCGGACTCGGCCGCGGGCCTTGGAACCTCTCGCTTTGGCGCGAGCTAACGCGGCAGGATCATCCTCTTCGCCTGCTGGCTCTTCGGGGTACGTGCTGGTTCCGCCGAGGCCAGAGTCAGGAGGTGCCACATCACCGCCGGCAGCAGCGCCACCGACTGGCGGAGGTGGCTCACCACCCTCTTCTGGACGAAGCGGAACATCGGTTGGATCGTGCGCGCCACCTTCACCTTCAGCGCCTCCGGCGCCCTCAGTGGTCTGAATGGCGGTGGTCAATAGACCGATATTGGGATCACTAGCCTTGTTCTTTTGTAGCCAAGCTAGCTGAGCTTTAGCCAATTCTAAAGCGTCGGGCTTAAGAATGCCGGCTTTGGCATCCGCGTAGTTGTCGCCATCTCTGGTGACAACATTGTTACCGCTAACATCTGTGATTTCTGGCTTGCCGGCTGCAACCCACTTGGCTGCAGCAGTCTGAAACTCTTCCTCTTCCTCGCCAGCAGCGCCGGCGCGCAAGGCCTGACTAGACTGCGGGTCAACTCGAATCTTGTTTTGTCTAAGCATATCGACAAGAGCCTTCTTTACAACTTCCTTCTGCTGGGGATCTTCCATCTGCTCCAAAGCCGCTAGCGTGTTGACCAACGAAATGGTCTCGCGCTTAGCTTCTTCAAGAACATTAAAGCCGGCTGCACTAAGGTCTTTTCTCAGGCCTTTCATGAGGCCACTCATATCCTTGCCCTTAACTCCGGCAGATGCGAACTGAGACTGAAGGCCTTTGCCGTCTTCCGGGTTGCGCTGGACGTAAATATCACCCTTGCCAGCGGCCGCTTCTGGATCGCCACCTGCCGGATCCTTCTCCAGCTTCTGAGGCTCTGAGTTATATTCAGCAGCGTCAAGAGGGGTCATCATCTTGGCTGCAGTCTTAAGCCCGCCTTCGCGAGAGTGGCCGGCCAAGCGCTTACCAACGAGGCCAACGACTGCTCCAATTCCCGCTACGGGAAGAGCAAACCCGGCCAAGCTCTTTAAGAAGCCCGGGCCAAGCCAACTCATTAATGTGGCGGTGCTGCCGGCTTTTCTATATAATCTGCCTATATCTTGCATTCCGCCAATGTCGCCGATACCGGTGCTTTTTGCGCCTTGTGGAAGTAGATCCGAAGTTCCGAGATCAGGCTCCACGTCCGGAACTTCGGGCTCTGGGTCCGGAACTTCGGGCTCCGGTACGATTTCGGGCTTGGGCTTCGGGCCTGGTCCACCGCCGCCTTTGGCCGGCTTATCAATGCCAAGCATCTTGGCAATTGTGTTTTCTTTGCCAGTAAGATGATCTTTGCCTTTTTTTTCTATTTCCTTCTCAAGTCCTTTTTGAACGCGGTCCATCCAACGTGCTTGACGCGGCTTCAGTTTGCCACCGCCTTTGACGATATCATATAATTTCTTAAAGCGGTTGAAGTTTGTAAATGCGCGTTCGCTAAGTATCTCGTCTAAATCTTCATCCAGCTGTGTGATACCAGCTTCAACTTCGTCATCATCTTCTTTAAGATAACGATAAGAATAGGAAAGATCTTTGTTCAACTTACCAAGATAAGACTTGACCTTATCAATAAGTTCGTTAGCGGTGTCTGTTTGAACTAAGCCCGCCTTGTGGCCTGAGTCTAGCGCTTGACGAAGCATGACGAGGCCGGCAGTGATGCCTTCAAACTCTTCTTGCTTTTCGTTGTTGGGGTAATCACCAAAGCCGGGGGACTGCTTAATTTGAGCAAAAAGCTCTTTGAATTCTTTTGTGGCGGCTTTATCAGCAAGATCTTGAAGTTCGCCTTCCTCTGTCGTACTGCCCGAGGCTCCTCCAATCCTAATCTTCGAAAGCATGTGTTTGGCTTTCTCCCACATACCCTCATCAATAGTCATTGGGTCTTCGACCTTAACTCCTCCATATTCCTCAAAAATAGCAATAATTTGCTTGCTTTCGAGATCTGACCTGGATTCTACCAAGGCTGTATGTACAGCGCGCATGCGCCTCTCAAATAATTTCTTCTCTACTGTCTCTGCAATAAGGGCTGCTGCTTGTTCCCGATTTAAAACCATTCGTCTCATTTTGTGAAATCTCCAATTATATCATTAAGTAGTCGGTTAATTTTGTCTGATCTATTAAAAATGTTAGGATTTTGTAATTCTTTTGCTTCCTTCATCATAAAGGCGCCGGGGGTTGATGGCTCTGAAACGAAATCAAAACAGATTAATTGAAAATCATCTTCGACCATGGTGGCCCCTTGATTTTCGCTGACTGACCCCATCCCTCTTGAAGAGATACCTAACTTTACTCCGGACTCTACTAGAGAACGAAGAATATTTCCAGAAGGAGTGTTGAGCACTTGTACCTTGCCCATCACGTCACTTCCATTCCACCACACATCTGTTACCATATGCGAAGCGTTCTTTAAATTAATAACTGAGTCCTCGGGATGATCAAGTTCTCCGAGTGCTCTTCTTTCTTTAACAAGCTTTTGGTAGTTTTTAACCTCTCTCATTAAAACATTGTGGGGGTACACTCGACCATTTCCGTTTTGTGTGTCAGATTTTTGCATGATGCCAGACAAGATCATGCCGCCCTCTGACACAAAACGTTTTTCGGCCTCTGTCAGCAAATCCTGACAAACGCCTCCTTCGCAAAGTTCATAATATTCTCTTAAAAGTACTTTACCCACAGCTAAGAACCCTTACAACAATGTCTTACTGGTTGCAGCATCCACTTATTTGTCCAAATATTTGTGTTCATGTTTAACTCCATTGTCCCCGAATATCATGTTGAAAACGTATGAGGTTCCAGATGACAACCATCCTAAAATAAAAAAATTGGCAACCGTTACGTCAAAATTAAATAGTTCTGTAAATGGAGAAAGTAACATTAAAAACCACCCCACGTGAAAACCGACACACATGGGACACCCGAACAATTTTCCGAGGCGCCCTTTCGCCGGTCTGAATCTATTAAATATTGCACCGTATACGAGGATTTGAGTAAGCCCGTATGCAGTCAAAATAAATGCTAATAAGTCCAATATAACTCCGTTTAAATAGTATATAAGTAATTCATAGAATAAGGATCTCGAATGTATCCTTTCCGAATAGAACCCTGAGTCGCCTTCTGCGGGACATCCCCAAGCTCTGTAGAGTCTGCATTATCGGGATGAACCAGCTCATCGTCCTGATATGAGATGATAGCTTCAGTGTTCTCAAAGTAAGGACGTTCTTCGTCGATAAAATTAGATATGTTGATGAGTGCTAGCTTTGGGCCACTGATGTCGGGATTCGATGCCTCTTGGATGGTTCCCTCCAGGGAGCCATAAAAAGAGCCGGCCTGCACCGATTCGGGAGTTATAATTCCCTTCTTTCGGAGAGTAGTCATAAGTCTATTTTGGGCGCCATAGACCATATCACTCATTGTTTCTTTTGGAAATGCTATAACTTTTTTATTTGTCGGGGACAATACAATATCAATGTCCCCGTGGTCAAAAATCATAATATCCCCACTTAAAGTTTTTCGAGCATCAAGCTCTAGCTTAACCTTTTTTTGGTTTGCCTTCTTTCCAATTTTTATTACTACTGCCATTATCCATTGATTTCCTTAACTAATGATTGTGTCTTTAAAACAACCATTAACAATTTTTCGTCCAGAGCGTCAGCTTTAAAACTTTCGAGCTTCTCGATAATTTGGTCTGCTTTTGCTCTCATATCAACATCTTCTACAAAGATGGCTTTCTCTTTGGCTTTTGAAAGCTTTCTCTTTAATCTTGCAATTTCTTCATTTAAAAATACTTTAAGCTCTAAAGCATTATCCATAAAAGATGATATATAATACGCCAATAACTGTCGCTGTTCATTCAAAAGTTCATCGTTATACTTTTCATTAAATTTGTTAACAAACGTTTCTATTAACACGTTATCAAGTGGTTCCGAGCGATCAGCGGACAATTCTCGGGGCGCGCTCATGTCTCTTAAAAGTACATTTTCGAGTAAAACACGATCTTTGGGATTGATGTTTTGCGAAAAGATCTGGTAAATGGTAGCTAGTGATTTATAATTTGGTACAAAATTGTTGAATACTGTGGGCTCTATTTCTTTGTTTATATCATCGATGAGTCTCGTTTGCGACGAGAACAGCTTGTTGGGATCTATAAGCTCCTTTTGGCGGTATACCTCCTGCAAAATTCTGGCGCAGTATCTCTGATCAAGATTTTGGTTTTCATATAATGCGCGATAGCATTCTAAATCTTTTCGAAGAATGCTTTTGGAATCGAAATGCTTTTTAATTAACTTTACAATAATATCTTTTCTCAGAGAATCTTTTTGTAAAATTGCAGAGGTACCTTCTCGGACTAGGGCCTCATAAACAAAAGCAGTATTGCGTTTTTTGTTGTGTCTAATTTTCATCTGTTTGCTCCGTCAACAATTTATCTTTATTTTCCAATCCATTAATTAAACTACTAATAGATTCATTTATTCGGAATAAGTTATCTTCCTCAAGAACCTCTCCTATTCTATAAATAGGCTCTTGTTCTTCGTAAATACCTCTAGCAAAACTAGTTGTGCTGGGTATCGATGCTACTTCTCCTCCGATATCATGGGCCCTAGGGGCGCGCCCACGTTTTTCTATGTTTACTTTCGCCAATTGACTTTTGTGAAAGCCGGCGCGTTTTCTGCCGTCACGCTTCGCAGGAATATAAACTTTGCCCTTTGATTTATCGTCCGGATCTATGCGCGGAGACGGACGCGAGCCGGGAGGGGCCGCGAGTAATGCTGATTCTTCTCCACCACCTTCGGCGCCTGCAGGTTCTGGGGGTGCTCCAGCTTCGCCGGCCGGCATCTCTTCTGGGCCGCCGGGGAGTGGGGGCTCGCCGCCTCCAAGATCTGACGGTGGGCCTCCGCCAACTGCGCCGGCGGTTTCTGCTGCGGCCGCCTCTTCAGCAACCTGTTGCAGCGCTGCATCGTGCTTACGATCATAATACATTTCATATTGATTGCGAATAAACTGTTCGTGGGAAAGACCAAAAATATTGGAAGCCACCCATCTACGAGAAAAATAACCTTCGGTTGCGGAAGCGGCGATATCAAACTTTGCTTTCCAGTGCTCGATTTCTTGAAGCTCTGCAATTTTAGAGGGGTTGTTTAATGATAGTTTGAACCCAATTAGGTCGTCGCCCCTGAAGCCGAGAGTATAAAGATGGATAATGCCAATCTTTTCTAATTCGTGTATGATAACTCTCTGCAATCTCTGAATTGTCCTCGCAAATCGAATATCCTTTTGGGCCAACGTTGTCTTATCTTCGGCTGCTCCTTCCCCCATAGCCAAATAAGCTTGCGGAATTTTAAGTGCTGAAAATAATTTATCTCGCAGGTACTTAACATCATCAATTGCTGTGGTGTTGCTGCCGCCGGCAAGGTTGGTGATATCGGTAGCAGATCCCGGGCGAACCGGAATGAAATAATCTTCTTCAATCGACATTGGATTGTATCGCAAATCGACGCGGCCGGATTTAGCATCGACAACAGAGTGCCTCTTAAGTTGAGTAACAATCTTTTCCATGTATTGCTCCACATCCTGTGGCGGAATTGAGCCAACATCAATCTTAAACAGTCGTCTCTCTGAAGAACGAATAACTCTATATGCCATCATCGCGTCTTCAACAAGAGTTAGCTGTCTAAATATGCGTCGTGCGGGATCTAAAATAGAAGTTCCATACGGGGCGTGCTTGTCGTTGCCCAATACTCGGAAGTGTGCTACTTGCCAATTCTCGAAGGTCATTCCGGCCGAGTTCCACTGGTATTGTACATAATTCGGGTTTGTGGAATCTTGCCCTTCTAATCTTTCGATATCAGATATTGGAAGAGCAATAACAGACTGAACTCCAAAATTATCATCGATATCCAAGTATAGAAAAAAGTCGCCATACTTTGACATGGTTCGTGCCCAACCAAATAAATTATAATTTAAATTTAAAACATTATCATATAGGTTTTCTAAGACCGCTTTAATTTCCTCATTCGGACATTTAACACCCAGCATGGGGCGCAATTCTGAATAGGTGGTCATCTCATCAGCATAAATGTCCAAAGAAGAAGCAATCTCTGGCATATACTCCATTTGGTCAAAGTCAACATATCTTTCGGTGCGCCTTTGGTTTTGAATGGCAGCTGCTGAAATTACATCGAGCGGATTATATAAAGACTTTTTAAATTGCTGTCCGGAGGCAGACTTAAATCTAGCTGAAAACTTATCTAAATGTTGTCTTCTAATCTTGCGGCCGCTTTGAGAGCGATAATTCACTATTGGGCCAGAGAAAAGGCGCGTCAGTGCTCTAAACAAAGTCGACTGCGTGTTTCTCGGGTTTCTCGTTGAATGTGTTTTCTTAATTGGTGGCATTTATTTTCTCACTTTATAATCCATTTAAATTGATTATATATTTCTTCTGCTTCAGACATTTTATCAAATATATCATTTTGTTTGTAGCCTTGTTGGCCTTTAATTTGTGTATTCATGGTAGTTTTTGTAGTATAGATTGCACCAAGAAACGCTTTTTTATAATTCAGCTCCCTTGAACTATTCTGTATTGCAGTATCCCTCACCCAACATGCAATCGCTAATGCCATAATTAAATCATCATGATAGCTTTTCATTGCTTGGGGCTTGCCGTTCCTCCAAATAAAAGTTTTCATCTCGTTGATTGTTCGAGATGAATATATTGTAATTAGTTTGTTTCTTACAAACTCTTCCAACTTGGCTACGATAAGTGGTCTAGTCTTCATTGTAGTTGTAAAGCCGGGGACTGCAGAATTTGATATTTCCGCTCTATGCTGCTCGACATACTCGTGTGTTGACTTAATAGAGTGGTATAAATTTGGATATCCATAATCAATTAACTTATCGAGTACCGAATACCCAATATTATTGTTTTCCACCACCAGCATACAGTCACCATATTCTCGGCCAACTTGATTAAGCATTCCCGCGTACATGTCTATGGTTGGCTTTCCTTGATATTCTCCGATGCATTCCAAAGTTTCAAGCTTAATAATATGAAAAGTTGAATAATCGGCCCCATCGCCCCTCGCAACGTCAGCGACCATTAAATAATTGTATGATGCATCAAATTCTTCCCAAATCCAAAAGTTTCTATCAAAGCCTGTTCGATACTTTGGCTCTTTAGTCGTGGATAGCAACCACTCCATGCATTCTGGATCAATAACAGTTTCGCCAGATGTGTTGAAATTGCACTGTAATTCTTGAGCAATCTGGCGCTTTGACATATTCCTGGTTTCTTTCTTATACCACTCTTCGTTTCTTTCTGGGTGTACATCCCACGATAGTGTGGTCAAATGAAAATTGTTTATTCCCACTTCGGAATCCATACATGTTTTATGGAACCAATTTCCCACTCCATTTGGGGTGGATAATGCAATACAGCGACCACCAGTGGACAACGTGGGATACAGGCCGGTCCACAGTTCTTCTAAATTTTCAATATGGGCGGCCTCATCTAAAACCAACAATGACAACGCTTCGGAACGTCCTGCGTCTCCAGATGTTGAAGCTGCTTTGATGGAAGAACCATTAGAAAGTTCGAACGAGGTCCTGTTGTCAACACTTATATTAGCAACCTTTAACCATTCTGGAAGATTGCGCATAATACTTTTCACTTTCTTGACTAGGTTTCCGGCTGTGGCAAATTTTGTGGCCATTACTAGGATGGCCTTATCTCTGTGGAACAACATCATCCACACAATATAGCCGGCCGTGATGGTCGAGATTCCCAACTGGCGAGCTTTAAGAATCACATTAAAACGATAATCATTAAAGTCTTTCAACAGCGTATCTTGAAAATCATACGTATCAAAAAGAATCAGCCCGTGCATCGGGTGTGATATACGAGCATATGTATTAAGAAAGTAAGACGGATCTTTACCACATTTTAATATTTCTTTTATTTGTGTCTTTTTGTCTAATTGGAAACTCATACATCTTTCAGGTGTGCTATAATCTCGGCGCGGGCCTTGGCGCTGCTGAAAGAGCCCGGGCTGTCCACGTGTAGGTGTGTTTCTATTCCTGCGCGATCTGCCAAGTCTAACAGTTCTTTATCTGGCATGCCCTCCAACCCTTCTGGATCGAGAACATCGTACATTTCTGTTTCGGGATCTCCCATGTCATGCCAGCGATCTTCATCATCTCTGTTGCCTGGGGCCCCCGCCATTGAATGGGTTCCATATGAGGTATATGCACCCTCGTCCAATACCTCGCGGATTAACTCCATCAACCCTTCAAGTTGCAGATCTTCGCGGATACCGATTAGCTGACCGCGCTTGTCGCGTAGATCAAACTCTTCGCCGCCGTATTCAGTAGGGGGGCCCGGCTCATCATCTGATGGGCGCTCAAGTTCTACACCGGGAATCTTTTCAAATACTGCCTGAAAAAGCTCAGCCACCGCTTCAGGTTCCATGCCCTGGATTAAGGCAGCTAGTTGGTCCTCAATGTCCGGTTCAGGCTCAGGATCACCGGGGGGTTTTTCCATGACCCAGGTTTCATCACCGCTGATGGGTGCAGCCGGGAGAGAAGGAGGATCGGGAATTTCACGGTCCTTGTCATCAAGCCACTCCGGGCGCGGACCTTTTTTCTTTATCCACGCTAGAAATTCTTCATATTTGGTATCGTCCATCTCTGTAAGAACAATACCCTCTTCTTTGGCATATTCTTCTACAACCAAACGATAAAGTTCGCTGCGAGATACTTTCATCTCTATTTCTTCCTTGTATCGTTATCCGGGCGCTGGCCACCCTTTCCATTCCAGCCACCCTGACCAACAAATTGCTTCCAATTGCTCTCGGGCGGTGCTTTGGATCCGGTACCATTGTTCATTTCTTCGCCTAGGCCACCGACTTTATAGTGCATTTTCGCTAAAACCCACGAGCGAACTCTAGAAGAGTTCTCAACTCGGACATCGATCTCCCCTTCTGCGGTCAACGATACCGAATTACCAGTTAACTTCTTATATTCCTTTTTCAAAAAGGATGCAATATCGGCAACGCGTTGCTCCACATCACCTTCAAATCCAGATGCATAAACTTCTTTAAGTTGAACTTCTGAATGATAGGTGAGGCACATCATGTTACCATAGAACCTAACTCCGAATCCATCCATCACTCTTTTATCTAAAATCGGATCACCCTCTTCTCTTTGCAATCCCGCATTAAGCTGCTCACCATCATCGGTTGTAGCACCATCATATGCGTTAGCTGCGGCTTGTGATAATCCTTGTACAATTTCGTAGACTGTTGCCATTATTTCTTATCCCCTTTTTCTGGTCTCCATAAATTTTTCCAACTTTCAGAATCCTCTTTTCTGTCTTCAATGTTTTTCATGTAGCAATTATAACAACAATCAAACTTGATGAAGCATACATCATCCAGAGATTTCTTTGGAAAATTTCCGCAGACCGAACAAGATGCTAAAGATTCTCTATTAAGTAGTTTTTTGGCAACCTTTATACCATTAATATCAATTTTCTCTTTCCACTCATCATTGCGAGAAGACTTTAAATACATTTGATGCATCTGATTCAGATATTTTTTTTCTTTTTCGCTGTCCCAATTTGATATCGGATTCTGAACAGTGTCTTCTCCATACTTCTCGGAGATTGCTTTTTCAATAGCAACAATTTTATTTAAATCTTTATCTTTCATTGAATGCTTTATAGGCCCCATACGTACCGGCAGTCCCAACTATAAGACCACCAGCAAACCATAGCCACTTATTGCGCGGCGACGTTTTTTTTAACGATTTAACCAGTGCTTGTATTTCTTTATCCTTTTGCATTATAAACAAATCATATTCATTTGTTAAGGCCTTATGTTCAATTTCGAGTGATTTTAATTCATATCGATGAATCTCGGCTTGTTTGCTCAATTCATACTGCACAACATTGTCGCACGCATGTTGAAACCGGTCATAACCCGATAGAACTTCTCCAATTGCTTGTTTGTTAAAAAGAACCCCCTCAAAGGGGGCACACTGATTTTGTCCTAAAATTGTAAATTGAGCCTCTTCCGCATGCGCAGGAGAAGATGTCATCAACAATATACTAAGGAGCCACATAATCAATTCCGAGAGTTAACTCTATATCTTTAATTAGTCCCTCTTTATCTTCACTGAATTTTCTTGTGTATTCTTTAGTTTTTTTAGAACGTTCTTTTTCTAGTTCAGCTAAAGTTCTTTCATAGTCTTCTTCGATGTTCGCCATTGATTCTAAGAAACTTTCCATTAGCAATTGCTTCTCTTCAATCTCTTTCTTATGGATCTCTTTAAGGCCTTGTATCTGAGCCTCATTAGATTCCACCATAGTTGTGTAGGCTGACTCCATCAGGTGATAATCATATCGCGTCTTCAATACGATAATGGCCGCTAATAATGCTATGGCGATTATTTTCCAATGCTTAAGGGCGAATTCTAAGACTTTCTGCTTAAGCATTGTTCCCCCGCAATCTAGCGATGCCATCGATAATCGTTTGGCCCCCAATATAGATTGCTGAAATAATTACCCAATCCTCGCTCGTAACGTGACCAGCGAAAGTTAACCCTGTCGCCGTGGCCCATACCATAAGTTTACGCGATGTTAGTTTTGATAACCATGTGTCAATAAATGCTTTTGTTTGTGCCATCATTTGTCACCTCTCTTTTAAAATGTTTTTTATCTCTTCTCTGACAACTTCCTCAACTGAATATAATTTCTTCAGGTATTTTTTAGCCTTTTCAACAGAAGAAGAACATCCTTTCTTTTTGCCTTTTTGGCCATTTGCATTCTTTTTGTAAACGCACTTTCCAACTCTCATGTAAGGCATATCTTGTTATTCCGAAGCTGGAGACACATCGGGTATCGATGTGGCTGGCGCGCCTCCCTCTTCCTCCCCAGTAAAAGAAACAGCCACTTCTTTAAGTTTTGGAAGCAATTCCACTAATTCTAAAATTTGCGGTAAAAGTTGTATTATCTTGGCCATACTTTCGTTCAACTGTCGTGGTTCTCCCGAAAGTTCTTTCTCTATTCCTTCGTTGCTCTTTTCTGCTTTCGATTCGAAATCTTCTATCAATACTTCGATCTCTTCCTTGATGATCTGCTTAAGTTGTTGTTTGGTTATTTTCATTTTATCCCCTCCTCGCGCCTATGCCAGTCCATTCTAAGCCGGGAGCATCAGGGAGATCATGCTTAGCCGGGGGACCACGATGCCTGCCGGTCATGCGATCACGATGATCTTGATATCCCGAATCTGTTCGTGTCATTCCTGGCTTATTTTTGCTAAGCTGAAGAAGTGTTTCCATTTCTTTGTTAAAGTCGACGTCTTCTCCTAGATGAGACTTTAATACTCCCCATAAATCTTCAATTATATCCTGAGATTGCTCCCAGTTTTCAACCTCGACTTGTTCTTCAAATGTGGTTGCGATCTCTTCTTTGATGATCTGTTTAAGTTGTGATTTTGTGATTTTCATCTATAGTCTCCTCGATTATATCCGCGCCACTTCGGGCCTCCAAGGCGATTCGATTTGGCGCCGGTAGCTACCCACGCGTCTAACTCTTCTCCCATATCCAACACAGCGTCTCGACTTTTATCTTTGGCGTGGAATGTGTTCAACGTAATTTCAGTATCTCTGTCTCTAACCCGGATAAAGGGGGCTGAGACTCCATCTGGATTATCATGTACGATATCCATTAATTCCTGATAGTTCTTTTGTACACCTGATGGATGCAGCATCCCCCTTACTTGAACATCTAGTCCAGTGTCGTTTTGTGCTTCTTTAGCTAACTCGTCTGCAAGCTCATACGCATCTGCCGTCTGGTATTCGCCGTCACCGACATCGTCGGATTCTAGATCGTGAAAAGGGGCTTCCTTAATAACATCTGTCTTCTCGTCCATAAAGTAACGAGGATCGATAAATTTCTTATTTTTTCTTATAGCCATTATATTATTCCTTTCATGTCGCTAATCCATTCATACTTAGTATCGCAATCAACCCGGGCACATTCTTTCGGACGTAAACGCCAGAGAACAATGTCTCGCATCGACCGCCGACGTAAGCGATTGCCGACTCAATGTTTTTACTGACCTT